CAAATCAAGTCGGCCTCCTGACCGGCAAATCCAACTTCCGAAAGGTTGTTCCAGTAGATTTCGTGCGAGTACTACAGAACAAAGATTTCAAGGAAACCTCTTGTTTGACCGATTATAGGGTAGAAAAAGAATACAAGAAATTGACGGCTAATGTAAATTTGAAGAAAGACAAAATCAAATACCATGAAATCGAAAAATTGATACAACAAGAAAGACCCGCTCTGAACATGCCACCGCTAGCATCGTTCCAAATGATTAAGAACGGCAAAATCGGTGTGACATATTGTCACAGCAATAAGTCTCTATGGAGCATGCTGATGGCCCTGTTCGACAGACAGTTAGGCACTGGCAGGATGCCACAAAAGGCTTTCACTGATTTACTGAGAAAAGTTTATGAGGAGAAGGTTGCCAGTTGGGATCTAAGCGGCACGGTCTGTAAATCTCCAGAAGAATGGCTCAAAGACCACGACGATTGGACTCGATCAAAAAAGAAGAAATATAGAGCCGAGATAAACAAGCAGCTGCAAGGCGACATCAAAAAGGGCTACATGTTGAATCACTTTGACATGATAGTTAAGCATCTTGAAATCAATTTCGCATACAGTCCAGATATGGCTGGCAACGTCATTCGCGGTGTATCAGACAGAGCAAGACCGGTGATGTCGCCCAATCCATCTCTCTGCGGCGTCCTGACGTGGATTCAACATGTTGTTTTTCAAGTGTGCAAGAAAAACAATCCCAATTTCGTGCACGGCGAAAATTCCACCGACTTTTGGGAAAGAACTTGGAGGGAAGTAGCAAAGTTGGACCAACCCGTGTGCTTTTCGATGGATGGAGGTTCCCACGATAGTCATCAGCATTCAATGACTATCGATGCGATAGCACCTGTAATGTGGCATAAGTGCAAGAACTTGATCCGAGAGTGCTTGTCCACGTACTGCAACCACAATCTCGATCTTTTGATGGATGAACTCTACGGTATCATAGAGAATCGAGTGGCCAGGATCAATTTGAAGGGTCCAATGCAGAAAAATTTGGGATATGTCAAGATCGAGGGCACTGTCTTCAGTGGTTCGTCGTTCCTCACAACTTTGTACAATACCGAGGCAGTGGACACGTGCTTGTTGATGTTGACCAAATTGGCAGGAATTCCAAAGGAGCACGTGGTTAGAAGAGTAGCTGGAGACGATGCAATCCTCTGGGTCTCAGGTAAGTACAGCAAAGCCCTTCAGGAAGCGATCCCCATAATGTATGGTACAGACAAAGCAAATACTACATGGGGCATAGGTCAAGTGTTGGAGTATAGGATCGGTGACTGGAATCAAGCTGAATTTTGTAGCAAAATCCTGGTGGCTAACAAACACGATTACGAAACAGCCCATTGGGTGAGAAAACCAGTCAGCTTGTTCCACAAAGGTCAAAGATATTACGGTCGAGATGCAGCACTAAAGCAACCAGAAGTCTATTCAGCAACTTGGGCCAGTAGCTTACTAATGGAAACCCAAGGGCCGATCTACTACGAGATAGGTATGCTCAGGATGATCATGAGCAGTGGAGCTTCGCCACAAGACGTCGTTAAGAAATACAATCTCGTTTGCAAGAACCAACACAATCCCAAATTGCACGATGCTTACTTGAACGCTATAGCATGGTATTACAACATCAGCCATTATCAGGCCCGTCGGTATTGGCTTTACCTGGCAAGTTTCTTCAAAAACGTGGCAGACATAAGAATAGGAATGGGGCTCTTGGACATCACGGACCAAGAATTCTGTCCAATAAAAGTTGCGGGTTTTGGATATAAACAAAGACAAGGAAGAGAAACCATGGTGAGAGAAAAACCAAAGAACAAGAAGAAAAATCGGTCCGGCAAAAAGGGCGGCCGTTCTAAGAGTCAGAGAAGCCGATCCATGAGCAAGTCAAAAATCAGAAAGTTGTCTAGGAGTGTTTTGAAGTACACTAGAAATCACGGTACAGACACCGGCAGACAACTGTTAGTACAGGACACAAGAGATTTGATCAAAGCGTTGAAAAAGAGAGGACTGGCAGCCACAAATACCAACGACAAGCCAG